CGCACATGATATTGATAGTCCTGAGGATTTTATACCTATGATACAAGAATTTAATATAGATAGTCTTTGTCCTAGTGTTGATGACTACCCATGGGATGACGATGAGGTAAATGATTTGTTCCAAGACTACATGTGGGACTATTTATAGTTAATAACAAAAATATATGAAAAACAAAATTAAAATAACATTAGTTTCTTTTACTGTATCATTTATTATTGCATTTTTACTAACATCATGCGGTGTTACTAAAACAACAGAAAAGTGTGACAAAGAAAAAAAAGAATGTTGCTCTAAAAAATAAAACAAATAAAAACTAAAAAAGATGGGAAAAAATTGTTACACAAGAGAACAAATTCAAGAAGCGGTAAAATCAAAAGGTTACAAGTGGTTTGATGATTCAAAAAATAAAGGATACGATGTTAATATCGTAGGTGTAAGAAATGCGGAAACTGGTGACAGAGTAACTAATAGATTTGATGACTGTGTTACTGTTTCATACAAAAAAAATGAAGAATGGAAATTCTTCTGTTTTGAAGCCACTACCGACCCAGGTGATGACTACATGAATGACCCAATAGTAAAATCAAAAGGTTGTGCTATTTTAAAAGAAGGACAATATAGGGGGTCACATAAAATTAGACTGCACGCTGGGAAATATCCAGCATTAGGACAAAAGAAACCTGTTACGGTTTATAGGGACAATGATAGGGACGGTAAATACGATAGAAATGAAGCAAACGTAGATGAAGGTTTGTTTGGAATTAACATTCATAGAGCAACATCTAGAGATGGAAAAACTTCTACATATGTAGATAAGTGGTCAGCTGGATGTCAAGTAATAGCAAGTAACGACGATTGGAAAAAATTTATGGCAATATGTGAAAAAGCTAAAGCCATCCACGGAAATTCGTTTTCTTACACACTACTAAACTCAACAGACATTGGGTAATTGATAAAAAATATAATATTTTTAAAAGAGGGTTTACCCCTCTTTTTCTTTTTCTTAACTTTTAACAAATGAATTTATGAAAGACCTAAGAGAATATTATTATAAATCACCTGGTAACCCAGATAGAATCTGTGAACAAATAACAGAAAACATAATAAGTGATATAGCGGTAAATGTTGATACTGATTTTAAATCTGACATATATACTATAGTAAATAACCAAGTTTCTGTTGTTGCGGGAAGAATATATTGTGGTGAGTATAGACCTGACACAGAACAAATTGTTAAAGAAGTTTCAGAAACACTAGGTTATACTGGTAAATCTAGAAGGTTTTCCAGTGAAGCTGTAAGGCACATCAACTTAATTGAATTTATTGATGATGTAGATAGATTTCCCTCTTCCCCTTTTATAAAATCTTATGGGTACGCATGTGATGAAACAATAGAGGGACTCCCAATCGGATATATAATTAGTAGAGAAATAACTCATAATATTTTAAATTTAGACTATACTGGGTTAGATATAACCACTCACGTAACAGTCGAATATAAAAAAGACATCCCATATAAGATAAAGACTATTAATATTGAATACTCTTTAGTTGATTTTGAAGAAGACCCTAAAGAGTTACTACATGATTGTGAAGTACTATTTAATGGAAAATGTGACAACTACATTAATATGTTAGACGACAATACAAAAATTAATACTTCTTGTTTTGGTTTGGGTGGACCAGATACCAGGGTAGGTTCATTAGTAGGGACCTTAATACCTACAGGGTTTGGAATGATACGACTATATGATTTTTTAGGAAAATCAACCAATAGTGTACATAGACTTTCATCTTTAGTGGCAAGACAAGGAGCAAAAACAATTAGTAAGACTAGTATGTGTAATGAGTGTTTAATTGAAGTGTCTTATGGGGAAGAAAATGAACCAACGACATTCAATACAAAATTTAATAAAGTCGTGGGTACTCCTAGTTTCATGGAAAGTAACCTACAAGATATATTTCACTTTAATAAAGATGAGTTAAAAGATAATTTTAATTTAAGTGAATTAAAAAATAATATAAAAAACACAGATGAATATTTTGGTCAACAATATCTAGACGATAAAGATAAAAATATTTTACCTTGGGAACGACTTAATAAAATAAGAGAATTTACCCCCTTTTAAAATGAAAATAGCAATTTGGACATATGAAAAAAATTTAAAGATTTTAGATGATTTTTTAAAAAATGAAAGTACACTACCAAAGAGTTTTGAATACTTTTTAAATGTCCCTTTGGACATGAAAGATATTTATGTTGTACAAGTACTTTTACTTTATGATGATTATGTACGTCTAAGAGACTACTAAATGAAAATAAAAAATACAATTCATGGACTTTTTTCTCGTAAAAGAGAAATAGAAAAGAAAATTGAAGAATTACAAAATGCTTGTAGACATAATAAGCAGGTTGTAAAGTTTGTTACTCTAAATGAAAAGGATAGGCAAGCAAATGTTAGGTGGGTGTGTGAGGAATGTGAAAAAACACTTAAAATCCCTTCAGAAAAAGAAATAAAAACTTTTATATCTAAATAAGGAATAGTTCCGAAATTTTTATTATATTTATATACCATCAAAAAAGATTATAAACCTTTAAAGTTAGTAAATGTTAATAGTAGAAGTAAAATACAACAATATAGACAGAGCCCTAAAACTCATGAGGCGTAAAATAATCCAAACAAAACAATTAAAAAAGTTAAGGGAAAATAAAACATACAATAAACCATCTGCTGTAAAAAGGGAGAAAGTGTTAAAAGCTCAGTATGTACAAAGAAAGAAGGACCAAGAAGAGTACTAAAAAAGTTTAATTTTCCGAAAAATCTAATTGATTAGAAACTACATAATCTGATAACTCATCTGGGGAGATTATATATTTTTCAGAAGTATTAGAACTAGGAAAAGAAATCATGATTGTTAATTGATTAGTAGATGGAGACCATTTATGTAAATGGATTTTCTTTTTTAAGGTTCCTTCTTCGAAAACATCTAAAGACTTATACCCTACCTGGTCTTGCCAACCAGACCATCCACTATTTTTTTCAAAACCTAACTTTAAAACTATTTCTCTAAAGTTTTTATTATTTGAAATTACTCCCGTATTCTCTAATTTAGTTTTAATGTCTGCTAAAAAATCTACCATAGGTTCGTCTATCTCACTTTGATACTCCTCATCTACACCCCAGGAATCCCACCATACGTCATTTAATGAAGAAGATAATTCGAAAGTGCCTGTCTCAGCTAACTCACTTAATGTTTTCATGTTATTTTGAGCTACTAAAACTAGTAAATGTTCCCAACTAAGAAAAAAATCATACGAACCACCATTACTACGTTCTATTGGAACCGAACTCTCTTCGATAAACCAAGACTTTGCTTCTTTAGCTCTATTAGAACCTATAGCATAACCTAACGCAGNTAGTATGTCCCCTTGAAAATTCTCATAAGCAACAGGGAAAGTATCTTGTAAAAAATCATTCAGTTCACCATCGTCGTATCCGTTACACTTCTCAGAAGAAAAATCAATACCAGAATCCTTTATAATTTCTTTTGGCAACTCCTCCATTATAAATTTAAGTAACTCATCCCAAAGACTATCCTTTACGTAACACCAAATGTAGTTTAGTTCTTCTTCATCTACCTCTTCAGAATCGTAATAAGAGTAATCACCAAATACGTGACTTAAAACCCAAGCACCATCTTCATCATTTAACCACTCCTGTTCAAATATTTGTGTCGGTACCTGAAAATTTAATCCCGCTAAGTCTGGAGTTACTAAAACTTTCGTAGAATCCCAATCAGGAGTTTGGTAGGATGAATAGGTAAAATCTACTGTATCACCTAAATAAGGTTCAAGTAAATCCTCTACTTCCTCCTCGTTCTTAGATGTGTAAATATTATAAAGTACCTTACTTAAATTACCCCCTTTTTTCGCATAATTTTGTAGTTCTTCGTCAGCAAACTTCATATTGTATTTTAATCTACGTTTTAAATCATATTCTAAATTAAAAAATTTCTGTAATTCAGGGTAATCACTCAATTCACTATAAACCTTCTCCCAACTATTTGATACTTGGTCATTTTTACCCCAGTAAAGTATTGTTTCACCTCCAGTTCTTAAGAGTGGTATTTTACTTTTAACACCTACCACAAATTTATTTGATGTATTTTTTTCTATTACAACATAAAAATTACCAGGACCGATATCAGTTAACCAATACCTCTGTATACTTCCAAAGATAGCATTTTTAACGTCAAACGAATTGTCAGTACACCAGGGTGTGTTCTCAGCGTAATAACACATTCTTTCCGGACTTAACGGTGCTACTATTTTATATTTTTCATTATCTACTAATACTCTTTCTGCGTTAAACGACTTTAATTGGTTAGTTTGTTCATTTAAATTAGTCTTAGATAGTTGATTTTCTATTCCATCCATTAATTTATTGTATAAAATAACCCCATCACCGTCACTTAAACCATATCTTTGTTTAGAAAACTCTATAGATTTTTTTACCACATCTTTATAGTTTTGGTTCATTTTTTTAGCTCGTAAATCTAAACCTTTTATTTGAGCAGGAATCTCGTGAGGTTGTAAATAATAGTCTAGATTAGATAAACCTTTTTCATCATCACTAGGGAGTTCACCCCGTTCATTTTGTTCATGATGAACAAGCTCATGTCTAACATACTCAATTAAAAAAGAGTATATTTTTTGGTAACTCCCAGGTTCTTTTAAGGGATTTATCTCTAACCCCAATTCTATAGTATCGTCATCAGGGCTATAATAAGCTTCTACTAAAAAGTCTTCCTCTAACTGGTCATTTCTAGAAATGGTAAGTTCTAAATTAATTGTAGTGTCATTATATGTTATTTCACCACTCATGTCTTCTGGAAGGTAAATCATCTCAGATTCTGACTGGGTCATAGTTTTTTTAATTGAAGACATAATGTCTTTAACCATTTGTGTGGTTAACTGGTCATAAAACTTATCTTCTTTAGACTCTAAAAGATTACGTAGTCTTTTTTTATCTTCATTTAATTTACCGTATTTTCGTTTTATGGATTTTATAATACTATTAAAACCATTTTTCACACTTAAAAGACCTACTGAAATTAATACACTTTTAAGGTAACCTGCGGGGTCACTTACGTTAATGGTACCGTCATTTATTAACCCTATTAATACGTCTAATACGGGAAAAGTCATAAAGGTAAAAGCTGTTATGTCCACTAAAGAAGATGCTGTATAACCTACTTCATTAGCCATTTTTACCACTATATCTTCTGTAGATTTAAGAAAGTCAAATACTTTAGATAATAATCCTGTTAATCCTTTTTCTTTAATTATTGAAAGAGACCTCTCGATTTTATCTTTGTTCCTACTTAATAAAATCCACATTGCTGTGATGTATATAAGGATTATTTCTTGTTCAGTTATATTTGGAGACCCTCCTCGTAATAATTCTCTAACAGTAGGTAAAAAAGCAGTGATACCGGTCCCAAAGGTAAAAGTACCATCAACAACAACACCTAAGTCTATTAGGGTTTTTTTCATAAAAGATTCGTTATTCTCGGTTTGTTCTTTTATTAATCCCTTAGTAAATGTTTCATGTAGTGTACCTGTTACCATAATAAGTTTTTTATATAAATATTAACATTTTCCAACTAATGAAAATACTTTTACACCACAAAATTAATNCCAGGTTGTTCTAAGTCTGGTTGTAAAGTATAATCAGCTGTAAGTTCTTCTCCTTTAGTTATTGGTGTAGAGGTTACTAAAAAACGGGAATTGTCCTTTAGTTCGTTTTTACAATTTGGAGTGCTAGAGTGATTATGACTCTTACCTAATTCAGTAAAATTGTATGTTGAATCTGTAATGTCATGTAATTTCCCTATATTGGTACCTAAAGGTAAGTTTCTAGATGCAAAAACCCCTTTACCGTGGATATCACTGTCATCAACGTAGTAAGAAGGAACATCAACCATTTCCGTCAACACACCCAGTAAACTACATTCGGATAATGATTGAGAATTAACCTTATCTTTTAGTTTAGCGACAAAAGTATTTTGTATTCTTTTTAATAAATCTACATATGGTGTATCACCATCATTTTGACGTTTATAGGGTCCTTTGGATGGATTTCTTTTACCTCTTTTGTAGAAGTTAAGTCCAGAAATATTAGTAATACATTTATGTCCACCTGAGTTAGAGTTTATGACATCCCAAGAAGTCACCCCTATCCTATCTAGTAAAGCTTTTTGTTTTTCACTTAACTTAGGCCAAGGAGTGTCTAGAATACTTCTAATTATTTTCCCATAGTTACCACTTTCAGCGGGCATCCCTATTAATTTATCACCATATAACGCGTATAAATCTGAAGTCTTAAAACCTATACTATCATCTTTTACTTTGGTTTCACTCACTCTTTTAATTACTGAAAGAGGTACGACATAATTTTTAAGTTCACCCTCAAACTGACTTAATACTTCTTTAGATATTTCTCCTAAGTTAACACCTTTTAAAGCTCTATCTGTTTTAAATGGATTACAAGAAGCCTGAACTAATCCCATCGGCCATGCTATAACTATAAAATCCGCTTCAGGGTAAATTTTAAATGGTGTGTAACGGTCATAAGAACCTGGTTTAAATAAAGCACCACCACCATATTGGACAATAATATTGTCTTCTAACCTTAAATTTTTACTTTGAGTTTGGGACTGAACATATTTATCCTGATTTTTTTTCATTTCTTCAGGTGTTGCAAATCCTTGTTTTTTAGCAAAATAATTAATATTGGTAAATATGTTAAGTAAAGAAGGTGATGAATTCATTACTAAGTACTCTAAAAACCCAGGTTTATTTTTATAAGCCAGTAATAATTTATTGGTTAATAACCCTAACACCCATTTATTTTTAGGTAAACTACCGTCCTCATCAAACTTATACAGGTAATTCATTACATCGTCTGGTGTTAAAGAATTAGAAGCGTAGTCTGCACTATCTACAGTGGAAATCATTAAAATGTCTTCATTAGGAAATATATCTTGAGGGCTTACTATTTGTGAAACAGTCTCGACGTTAGAACGAGCACCCCTAAATTGTGTAGATGTTTCATCTTCTACTCCTGTTTGACTATCATGGTGGTCTGTGTGGATAGTAAATATTGGTTTTCCATGAGCAAAATCTACTAAAACTGGCATAACATCACCTCTCGCAGAAGGTTTAGAAACAGAAAACTCTTTATCACCATACTGTATTACATGAGCACCTATTACATCGACACCATATCTTTCTAAGTACTCTTTCATTGCTATTGCAGTTACCACTCCATCTAAGTCTTGATGAAAATAAATTTCTGCTTTAGGGTATCTTTTTGAGATTGCATTAATGTCCCTAATTCCACTTTCTTGTATTAATCCTTTCTTTTTCATTACTAATAAATACTTCTAATACTCACAATTATAAAATAGTTCCGATTCTTTCTCTCGTCTACTGTAGTTATCTACCCAAACACCACCTTTTTTTCTTCTTTGTGGTGGATTCCACGTACTAATTCCTGTGTATGCATCTTTCCACTTACCAAATTTAACATCCTGTATCCAACTACTAGTCCTAACATTTTCACAACCAGAGTTAAATACTAAAGATACTATTGCGTCATACATACATAGGTCCATTTTCGCTCCAGGCCTACTATCTTTTGTCCACTGAGTTACTATTCTATTTACACAACCAACAGCATTAGATAAATCATCTTTTAATAATTCTAATGCCTTAGTTTTGGTAATAGTATTTCCTTCATAAGCTTCTTTACCTGTGTGACCATAACCTATAGTTAAAGTACCACCAGGTTTACCTTTCTTATATCTACTACTTTTATATTCTATTGGTGTGTCATTATAATATGCGTCATCATAGGTGTATAGTACTGGTTTCCCATTTACCCCTTCATCTTGAGAAATAAAAGTTGTGAGCTTAGAAGAAGCTTTTGTTGGTATAACCAAGAACTCTTCTTTTTGCTCTATGATAATTTGTAATGAATTTATTAGTTTCATACCCATAAATATCCCTATAATATAATAGAACTACTTTTTAAGTTCTCTATTGAGATACCATGCTGCTTTCTTTAAATCTTGTTTTAAATCGTCTTTTTTCCCTGCACGAGAAATATACTTAACAACATTACCTAAATTAAAATTTAAATCCCAAGCTTCAATAACTTTTATTGCTTCATACACATTTTCTTCACCACCATAGTGAATTGGGTGTTCAACCTTCTCTATACCCAACTTTCTATTATAAGCTATAATGTCTTCTTGTGTTGGGTAATTTTTGTCCCAGTTGGCATTAGGGTTTTCCGTTTGTTGGTCCCATTGAGTATTTTTTCCTATTTCTTTATTTTTTTCCATTATTTTTTTTGTCTAAATTAAAATTTTTATTTATGAAATTTACCACTTCATCACCTATAGAGAGACATGCGGTCGCCGCGGGAGAAGGAGCGTTAAGTATGTGGATATTGTTATTGTGTTTAACTATTTTAAAGTCCTCCACTATCGTACCATCAATATCTAGTACAGTTGCACGGACTCCACACTTACCTACAACTAAATCATCCATTTTTAATGAAGGGACCATCTTTTGTAATTCCCTTAAAAATAATCTTTTAGAAAAAGCTCTTTTATATTCCGTTAACCCAAAACGCCAATGTTTAAAAAATAAACGTAAAGTACCTAAAAAAGTCAAAGATTCCCAAGTGTCCCTCCAACTAAAAGAAGTTTTTGTATAACCTTCACGTTTAAATGTAAAAACAGCGTTAGGGCCACACTCTACACTACCATCAAACATTCTTGTAAAGTGTACACCTAAAAATGGAAATTGAGGATTAGGTACTGGATAGATTAAATTTTTTATTTTATACAGTGACTTTTCTTTTATGTTATAATAATCTCCCCTAAAACCCACTACTTTAGAATCTAACTCTACACCATCTTTTTTTGCCAACCTATCAGCAAATAGACCACCACAAAAGATAGAATGTTTAGTCTGGATGACACTATCCTTTAATATTAATTTTTCTTTTTCTATGTGGATAACTTCTGAATTGGTAGAGACACAACTTTTTGGGTTAATGGTTGTAATTAATTCACTTAATTTTTTAGTGACCCCTTTGTAGTCAATTATTCCTGACTCAGGTACAAATAAAGCTGACTTACCCTCAGCAAATGGTTCTATAGTTTTTATTTCTTTATTGTAAAGTAATTTTAATCCCTTTAGACCATTTTTTTTACCATTCTTTTTTAGGGACTTTAATTTTAGTGTTTCCTTGTCGTTAGTTGCTAATACTATTTTACCACAAATATCATGTGTTATTTTATGTTTCTTAGCAAACTTAACTAACTGTTTTCTACCATCCACACAATTTTTAGCTCGATAACTACCAGGTTTATAATATAGTCCAGAATGAATCACACCAGAATTTCTCCCAGTTTGATGAAATGCTACTTCATTTTCTTTTTCTAATACAATTAAAGAAAGGTTAGGGTATTTTAGTTGTAACTTATAAGCGGTCGCAAGGCCAATAATCCCCCCACCTACTATAGCAACATCATATTTTAAATTATTGTGGCTCATCTGAACCAGACCTAACAGGTGATAGAATATCTTTGTATTCTTCCTCTAAGGTTTTTACCAAATCCAACACTCTAGATTGTAAGTCTTCAACTTTTTTAACGTCACTTTTCATAACACTAATAAGTTCTACTTTGGTTTCCACATCTCCCGGTAGAATTAATACCTTATAACCAAAATCGTTCATTAGTTTTTGAGCAAAAGCTCTCAGTTCTGCTTCAGGTGGTACCCTTAATAATTGTACCACTAAATTGGTTCATATTTTTCCTCTACTAATTTAATTAAATTATCTAATACTTTTGTTTCTTCCATTTTTATATTTTTTATTTATTACTTATTTTTGATTCACCACACTCACCATCAGCTCCAACCGTTGGAAGTGGTGACTGGTAGTTATTTTCACACGAACATAATTTTTTATTTGCTACTAAAGATGAGGCCTTTAATAAACTTTCGAAGGTACCCGCATCGGACCACCACGAAGTTAAGTAATGACAACTCATCAAGTTATCTTTCACATAAAAATTATTAACGTCTGTTATTTCTAATTCTCCTCTCTCTGAAGGTTTTAAATTTTTGATATAACTAAACACTTTATTGTCATAAACAT